GGATTCAACGAACCGTCATAGTTCGAAAAATCACCAGCGATAACTCTGTTGCCTTTCGTTTGGAGTTTGTGGTAAAGTTGGGTCCACTCTCTCGACTGAGCTCGAATTCCAACCGCGCTTTCATTCACAATCCGATTCTTCATCATGTGGACAATAAAACATAAGAAATATTGCCTAAAAACAATGAGGAAATCCATTGGCGCTGCCGCGAAAACGCGGGTTTTGCCAGCTTGGACTTTCTCAATTGGGCGCGTTTCGTCCTTCAAGGTGTCAGTGAAAATGTAGTCAACCAACTGTCCCTTCTCCATCTGTGCAATCTGCTCTCTGATGGTGTTCTCGAGAGCAGCAGTGTGGTCGTTGTACTCCCACTCGTCGTGTCCGAACCATTGAGTCTTTCCCTTCGTCCTAGTCCATTGGCTCCAAGGATATCCCGCCGACCGCGATCTATTTATTGGTTTAAAATAGTCGGTGCCGGGTATTCCTTGGGTGGCTTCTTCAAAGGTCAAAACTCTCATGACTTCGGGGACTCCGATGCGATCAAGCATCTCAATGTAGTCGCGTCTCGCTTTCATAAGCGGTATTTCATCCAGCTTTTTAACTGGGCCAAACTGTTTTTCAACAGCTGTAATCATTGGACCTTGCGGGTTCAACGGTTCAGCTAGTTTGGCTGGCGCTACTTGAGTTTCAAAGATCTCACCGAAAATCTCCGTCTTCACGATTTTGCTTTTGGTGTTAGCAAACGGAATTCGACTTATGGTTTCCAGCGGCAAAACGTTTCCCGCTCCTTGTTGCAAGAACTCTCCCATCTCATGGCCATAAACCATTGGGTTAGTCTTAACAACTGGTACAGGATCCTGATACACTGGCACATCATCCTCAAACAACTCAGCAAAAATTGGCACGGCATATGAAATGCCAGCACCATTGACTCCAGCTGCATGCAATCCAAATAGACGTCGAGCGTCTCGCGAATCCAGGGTGTAAAGACCTCCACAATCACCTGCTACAGTTCGTCCGCGCATTTCTACCATTTTTGAAATGGTTCTAATGCCCGTTGACTCATGCAAGGATTCTTGGGTGGTCAAGCCGCGGATGGTTGCGACTTTTTGCATCATACATGATGATCCAGGAACAGTAAGAACTGCGGTTTTTCCCAAAAGTTGGGTCAAATCACTTTCTCGCACAAGGTGCGGGGTGATGTCTTTGGCGCAGGGAATGCCGTACTTGGGGAGGGTTCCAATAATTAAATCGTACGCCTCACCCTTGAACGTCACTTTTTCCCATGTGATGGAATGAAGGGATAGTTCTGTTCCTTCAATTGCGCCAAGGAATTTAACTTCC